CTTTTCAGTTCTCAAGGTAAGAACATTACAAACACGATCTTGACCATACACTTTACGAAGATGCTCAAGAGTTGAAGCGCGTTTTAAACCAGAAATATCAAAGTCAACATCCAACGGGCTAACACGTTGCGGGTTCAAGAAACGCCAAGGATACATGGTCGTCTTTTCACGAAGTGCATTCATCTGAATAATATCCAAACAATACAGAAGAATAAAGCCACCACCAGAACCACGGGCGGGACCCACAATAGTTCCGGAGTTCCAACATTCCTCGATAATCTTTTGAAGATTCAAACAATAAGCGCTCCAACTTGCGTTATTGATTTCACTTGAAACCCAAGTCATATCCAAACATTCCTCAAGTGCGGCATAAGCGGCATCATTCTGCAAATCTTTATGACGATGAATACCGTCAATAACTGCATAAACCATTTCTCGATCTGCATTACGACTAGAAGTCTGGAACTTACGAAGAGTAGGCATTTTAGTTAAGTAAAACTCAAGATTAGGAACGTCATGATTATACTCTAACCAAGGAAGTTCCGGAATACGAAGCGGGCGCTTAATACTAAACTCTTCGCACATAGAGACGATATGATTAATACTATCATAAGCCGCGTCAATTTGAGACTTACTAAAATACTTAAAGAAGCCTTCAATTTCTTCTGTGCCCATCATATAAGTTGTCTCGTAGAATGACTTTACCTCACGGTCGCCATCTTGTGAATTTAGATATTTTTCGTGAATATTGGCATCTTCTTTAGAAAGATAATGAGCGTCAGTTGTAATAATATATGGAATGTCAAGTTCTTCACTGAACTTTAATAGAGTTTTATTTACATAAACCTGTTCAGCATTATTGGAAGGTTGCATCTCCAAATAAAAATTACCCTTTCCAAAAATACCAGTCATATATTGACACCAGTTCTTCGCAGTATCAATATAATTCATATCACCGGTTTCACGATATTTAAGAATAAACTTAGGAAGCTGACCGCCCAGACAAGCCGTACTTGCTACCAGATGTCCGGGATTCGGCGCCACAATTTCCTTTAAGTCTCTATAATAAGTAGGAACACGACGCATTCTACGAGAAACATAAGAACGCATCCAGGCTCTCGTAGAAAGTTCGCAAATCTGATGATACCCTTCGATATCCTTAGCAAGAAGGATAAAGTGAAAGTAATCATCGCCACGTTCCTTATTGAAGTTAGAACTATTAAGATTATTACGAGTAAGATAAATCTCATTGCCACGAATAACCTTAATCTTATCCTTTACCTTGGCCGCGTATTCTTCAACCTGTACGAAACTACTAATTGTTTCGTGGTCGGTAATTGCTACACAAGTATGGCCAAGTTCAATTGCTTTATTAATTAGTGTAGGGACTTTATTAATCGAGTCTCGAAGACGAAGATTGCTAAAATCCGTATGAGCATGCAAAGTACCAGGGTATTGCTTTACCATCTTTCAACTTTCTCCTTCCTCTAATTATTTATATTATACACTAAAATTTAAATTTTGTCAAAAATCATAGGTAGCGTCTTCAATAATGTAATCTTGAATAAGAATTTGTGGAGTGGTGCGGCCAGCCCAAGTATTCTGCTTAATGCTACCATAAACGGTAATATAGCCGCGTTCATAGGCGGTCATTTCCTGAATATAATCAGAATCCTTAAATTTCACGTATTCCACACCATTATGATTAAATTTAGAAGAATCCTTATTTTCGCCCATTACGAATAATTGCTCACGATAATAAGGAATGCGTTCTACAACAACCATAGGCTCTTCAATATCATTGCCCCATAGATTAGGTTGGGCCGCAATATTTAATAATAAAGCAGAAAAATCTTCATCTTCATTAAAGATATAATCTACATAATATACATTTGAAAGGCCCTCATTTGAAATATGTGTATTCGCATAAGCAAGTAAATCTTCCAGATTACTTTCATGAATACTCATACCTGCCGCATTAGCATGGCCTTGGACATAATCCATTAAACCAGACTTTTCTAGAAACGCTTTGAAATCAGGAACTTCTTCGAACGAATCATTGCCACGAATACTGCCGCGGAGGAAACCTTCATCATTTCGTGCTACAATCGCGCAAGGACGATGATAGCGATTTACAAATTGAGCGCAGATAAGACCGCGCAGTTCCTGGGGAATATTGTCTTTATCATCTACCTGAATAATTAGAATTTTGTTATCTAGTAAATCGTACTTATGAACCCGCATATCAAGTAGTTCTGTTGCCCGCTCTTTCGTTTTATTCTGACGATTACGAGCATTGGAGGCACGCCGAGCCATTTCAACTGCAACTCGTTCCATATCGCCTGGCTTGGCTCCGCGCTTGTCAGACTGGATAAGCTTATTAGGGTTAATAAAAGCTTCAAATAATAGTCGTTTTTCTTCCATTGTGCCTACACGAACTACCGCATTTAGTAGAGGAGCAATATAAAAAGCCACTCCAATGTAGCCAAGCTCTTTGGTTTCTTTAAATAAAGAATAAGATTGCTGATTAATAAAAGCCTTGAAACCATCATTCTGAACTCGCTTTAAACCTTCTATGATGTAATAACGAGTTTCAGGATGCTTCATACTCATACAATCGGCAACATTGGCTAGCGCACATAGGTCCATATATTTTTCGCAATGGCCCGGCTTACCCATTAATTCATCCATTACCATTAGAAACTTATAAACAATGCCTGCGCCGCTAAAGGATTTATTAGAATAATTTGTAGATAACTGATTATTTACAACAACGGCATAATAGCTATATTTTTCTGCTTCATGGTGATCAATTACTAAGATATCTTTATGAGCATTATGTAGTCGTTCATGATAATCATAATCGTTGCTACTGGCATCGGGAAGAATGATTAAATCATAATCACTTTCTTCGATATCATCAATAATATCTTCTAGGCCATGCTGCTTATGTTCGTGGCAAACATACTCTAACTTAGCATTTGGATAAAAATCTTTAATATACAGCCACAGCATCGCCGAACTCATAATGCCATCTGTATCACAGTCTTGAACTAATAGAATATTACTATCATTATCAAGATGCTTCTTTAGCAAATTCGCGCCTCTATCAATATTATCAAGTAGACGAGGATTTAATTCATAATCTTTACTTGGATATACATAACCTTCAATATCTTCTACGCCGCGTGCGTCTAATAACCATCCTAGACAGGTCGCGGCATCATGGGGTAGTTCCCATTTTAGCTTATATTTCATTTAATTTTAATTCTCCTTTTCATTAACGTTTCTAATATTTCTTGTCCTTTATCACAAGGCGCATCTTTTCTATCAAGCAAATTGTGTTCATCAAAAATATAATAAAAATTTGCAAGGCCACGATATTTTTCGCATTTACTTATCAATCGCTGTCTATATTTCTTACCATCAGTATCAAAAGTTTTTTCATACTCTTTATCATAGGCAAGAATAATTTCATTAACGCCAAGTTCTTTTATTAATAGATTAATTTGAAATCTATTTAATTGAGAACCACAAGTCGCGACTGCAACACTATAAGGGCCATAAAAAGAACTATCGCGCATTACGCTTTTTTCTCCTTCATAGATAACTGCCCTTTTCGTGCGTTGAATCGCTTTCTTATGTTCCCATATTCCATATAAATTAAAACCTAACTGATGGTTATACATCTCAGTACCGATTTGTACCGGACGGTATTTGCCAAAAGCTAAATCTTCCTTATCAATGGCTCTACTTCTAATACCAACCAAATTGCCATTAATATCATAATGAGGAATAATAATTTTATTTTGCTGATATGAAAACCTTATGTTAAATTGTTCTTGAACTACTCTGTCAATTCCTTCACTTAACCATAGGGGATGACTCATAGGAATAAACATATCCATTACATTAGGATTAATACGCGGCAAAGTAATAATATCTTGCTTTTCTTCGATACTAAAATCATAAGTAATATTACTAGGCCGCACATCTTCTTCATTATAGTTCCTTAAAGAAACAAAACGACGAAGATAATCAATTGCTTCATCAAAAGTAATTTTTTGATGATTAAGTTCCATATAACGTTGATATAAAGTTATAATGGAAAAATTCTCACTACATTGGGTATAACAATGGAAGTTTTTAGTTTTATTATAATAATATAACTTCATTGTTTCCGCCTGGTCAAGCGGATTATGACAAATTGTGGGACAAATTAGATATTCATCTTGTTTGTCAATTTCTTCTACACCAAGGCTACGCAAAAAACGTTCTACATCATCTAAAGTAAAAGACTGAATAATGATATCATCACTATATCCATTTCTGCGGGCTAATTCATCATTAAAATCAGCAGAAAATTGACACATTAAAATTCATCATTCCTTTCATCATCTATTGGGATAGAATCTAAAAACTGCTTATTAATCCAAATTGTTTCACCTGGAAGCGGAGGAAGATACTCATAATCTTCCATAGTAATTAAATTACCTGCCTCATCAGTCAAAAACAAATCAATTTTATGGCCAGTACCAAGATTTATTTTTGACCAAATGCGGCATCCTTTATATGTACCACTACGTAATTTGTAAATATCTGTTACATGAGTTGGAGAACCGTATTCCTTAATATATGGATGAATTTGCTCTAATTCTTCAGGAGTTACTTTTGCAATAAGACAGCCGACATCTGCTTTATCAGCAATGGCTTTTGAACCTCTTAATGCCCGTTGGTCACGTTTTTCTCCCGCTTTTAAACCATCGCCATTTACCTGCGTACTTGTCGCTACAAATACATTATAATTTGCCGCAATTTCTTTTAATTGATTACTCAACAATCCTAGGGCCACATCTTCTCGAATACCACTAGAACTAAATTGACTAATTAGAGAAGGTGAAGTAAAGATGTAGTCATAAAATATATATCCTACATCATTAAGCAAAATATGTTTTTTAATCGTACTCTGTACATTCGTAAGATTTGGATTTTCAATCATTTCCAAAAAGAAAAATTGATTATATTTTTTCATAATTTCTAGACCAATCTTTACGCGTTCGGCTTCTTCTGTTGTACAAGCATTTCGTTTAATATGTTGTTCTTCTACACCAGAAACGTAAGCCAAAATAATTGTTTGTATTTCTTTCGCGGTCATTTCTGTAGTAACAAATAAAACCTTTTGAGGAACTTTATCTTTAATCCATATAAAGTTCTTTGCGTTTTCATCATATCTGATAGGATAAATAATACTACAAGCATCGAATACTGCCCAACGAGTCTTACCTACATTGGTGCCGCCAGAACGAAGATACATACGGCCGCGCAATGCGCCACCAACAATAGAATTATAATAGGCTCCATTCAATTCCGGACCAATTTCAGGACTTACTTTTAATTCTTCAAGCAACTCTTCAAGTCCATCTGCTGCATTGATATATCCTGAAGCTCCATAAGTATATTTAGAACGAATAGATGCAAATGTTTTTTCTACATAGGCAAGAATATCTTCTTCAGTTGCTTCTTCATAACGTGTAATACATTCAAATTCTTGCCGGCTACCAGGGGAAGCCGATTCAAAGTCATAAGGAGAAATATCATATCCCTTAAGACTTAGTTCGCGCAGTAAGGCATTCTTTTTTAGTCTACTATAGAATGCCATAAAATTTTCAGGCTGTCCTTTATCTAAGCACATTAGAACAAATTGACGCCCGTTGTTTTTATTATAAGTTTGTAATAGTGAAGGATAACCTTGCAAAAATGCCTCAATGGTAACAGCATTAATAGTTACCGTGCCGCCCTCAATTAGATTTGATAGTGAGAAATAAACTACCCGAGTAATTTGGTTTTCTGTGCTAAAATCGTCTATGGCAATAGGCATAGGCAAATTACCTAACACTGACGGTTCTTTCATAATACTGCCAAGAACCTGGCAATACAAATCAGTATTATTAAAAGTCATTGGCCTACTCCTTTATACATCTTCTAGATTAATTTTGATACCCAAAGTTCGTTTATTATTTTTATAATTAGGTTTCACAACAACACTATTTCTTTTTTTGTCCTTTTTGATTAGCTCTTCTGCTTGGTCAATTCTAGTCTGAATTGTTTGATAATATCCTTTTGCTTCCTCTACATATTGTGGCACATAAAATAAAGTAGGACTATAAATAGGAATTTGCTTTACTTCATACATATAATGAAGTACCGCCGCAAGATTTTTGTATGTAAGTTTTTCATTTTCGCAAGTCCGCTTTACTTCTGTAAATAATTTTGGTGTAAGCGGCCTTACTCCAAATATGCGGCTAATTGTAGCATAACAATAATTCCTATCTTCTTGTTCCTTTTCTTTAATCAAAAAAGACGTAAAACATTCTTCACAACAAAAATACAAACCATTATGAGTAATCACTGTATTTTCTGGACATTGTTTGCGACAAGTTTTACATCTAAGCATATTTATATACCACCTTTCTATAACCATTATATAATAAAATTTAACTTTTGTCAAATAAAACCCCGGTATAACTACCGGGGTTATTATCTATCTAACCTCTATTATAGGATTTTACGCAGGTCTTCAATTACCAACTCTACCATATCCTGCTGTTCAGGAGTGGCGCGAGAGAGCTGCATATCGTGGCCGAATACCTGAGAAATTGCGTTTTTAATGGCTTCGCGGCCTTCCTCACCCTTAGCCTTAATAATCTTATTCCATAGGTCCTTTGCTTCGGTCATAGTCTCTTCAAAAGAACGCTTCGGAATACCAACATTATAATTGATTTCCTGCTCACTTACAAAACCAGTGCCAGTTAGTTCCGCTTCCTTTTCCATGGCTTCCGCAATAGCATCTACCAACTGCTTATAACCAAGTTCAATCTTAGGAGCCAGGTACTTATAACGACTACCCGCAAAAATAGTGGGCGTGCCGCGAGTATAGAGGTAGCGATAAGACTGACCGCTCTTTAGGTCATATTCAACGCCGATATAACCAATAACGTCAACCATTCGGTTTACAATCTGATAAGCAGCATTGGGCAGGTCAGGAGCCAAAGCATCAAGTTCATTGCCCTCTTCATCAGTATATTCAGTTTTCTTAGTCTTAGAGTGAGCAATGAATACAATAGCATAACCCAACTGGGTTAACTCACGGAAAGTAGTTTCAAACTCGTCCTTTAGCATACCCCAGCCCTTACCATAACCAATATCACCAATTGCCTGGACACCTTCGCGATTTAGAATGTACTTTTCGCAGAGAGCATAAGCAATAGCGATAGTATCAATTACAATGGTTTCATAAAGTTCTTTTGCTTCAGGCTTCTTTAGCTGGCGGCAAATGGACTTAAAATCTGCCCAAGAAGCAACGTCAGCAGGCCGCACACCAACCAGAGCGTTATAGCCTTTCTCAAAAGCAACCAGTAGGGGCTTAGGCCACATTGCGGACATAGAAGTCTTACCACTCTTAGCCTGACCATATAACATTACAAAACGACCTCGTAGGTCCTTACATAGCTGTGTAGGTTGAATGTTAAAAATATCAATATTAGCCATAATTAATTATATTCTCCTTTCTTATATCTTTCTTATTTATTCTACGAGGGGACGGTGGGAAGAGATTACTCTTCCCAACCGTAAGTGGGCTTAGGTGCTGCCGCGCTTGCTGTGGGCTTGGAAGCCTTGGCACGAGCTTCCATCTTCTTCTGTTCCTTTAGAGCGTTGCGGTCGGCAACCAGAACACGAATATCTTCAGGGTCATAGGAACGTTCCTCATCATAGGGACCATCTTCGCCGCCGACACCAGGACCAGTAATGATTAGCTCACGCTTCTTACGAGTAGAAGTCTGAGGAATGGATTCACCCCAAGTATTGGAGGTTTCGTAAGACACAGTTTCAGAAGTGAAACGAATGCGGCCAACAAAGTGAGCAGTATCATTTACATTATAGTTGCGCTCGATATAATCAATCGCGCCCTTATCTTCTACAAAGAAATCCAAACAATCTAACTTACGACCGAACTTAACTACGCCGCCGCGAATCTTTAGACGTCCAGTCTCTTCGCCTTCGGGAGAAACTTCACGGTCTAGATTGAGGATGAAAATTTCAATATCAAAAGTAGCACAATCACCACTGTTGCCAGGAGCAACATTGCGATTTTCGTTTAGGAAAGAGGCATTAATATTCCAACCAGAAACAACAGTTTCGGGATTCTGAGGAGTGGCAAACATATTCTCACTTAGAGAGCCATTGCCACGACGGCCATTGACATTTACATTAGTCGCATTCTCAATGCCATCCTTCTGAGCAGTATGATACTCAGTAGCATACTTGCCAAGAGTTTCATATACGGGGTTATCAGTGCCATCCTTCTTATGCTTCATAGCAATAAAACTTACAGGAAGTTCGCTTACTTCGCTCTTGCCGCCATAAGTCTGATTTACACGAACAGTAGCATTTACAGAACGATAAGGCTTGCTTCCCTTAGAAGGCGCGCTCTTGCCTTCACGCATATCCAGACCGAGTAGAGCACCATTAATTACAACACTATTTAGAGCAGGGGTATCAATAGACTTATACATAATTTCTTTTTCCTCCAAAATATCTTTTAATTATTTTATTATTTATAGTACAGAATTTAATTTAGCACGTTCGGCTTTAAGCCTTGCTCGTTCTTTCTTTCGTGCCGCGACCAGTTCAAGATGGGCTTCCGCTTGACGACGTTCTTCTTCATCAGGGTCATATTCTTTACCTTTTTCAGTTAATTTCACATAACGAATTTCAGTATCTTTTTCACCCTTAAAGCGCCCCTGAATGAGTTCTCTTCGCTCAGTCGCAAGCCCTCTACTAACTAATCCATTAACAGAGCCACTTACCGCGGACATATTAATATCGATTTTTTCAACAATTTCGTGTTTTGTAAATTCTTTACCATAATTTTTCTGTAGAAAGTTTAAAACCTTTTTAGCATTTTCAGTCATAATTTGATTTACCTCATTACATAAATATTATATATTAAAATTTTAGTTTTGTCAAATTATGAAAAATATTCTTCAATTAATGAAGCACGTTTAGCATCTTCTGTAGTGCTTGCTACTTCATATAATTTGGGAATTAGATTATCGTCATATTCCTTTACAATCGCGGCCCAGGTATCAATATTTTTCTGAATAATATTACGAGATACCATCGCGCCCGCATATAACTGCATAAAATCAGTTAATTCAAAATCACTTTCTCCTTTTAGAAACTTATCCTCTAAAAGATTAAAACGGTCTCGCATCTCAACCAATACGTCTATCTTTTCGGCATCCGCATTCTCACCTAATGTTTCCATTGCTTTTTCCGCATTCAACGCGCCGTTGCGGGCTACCATTTGAAATAATTCCTAATACTGCTTATTCATTCTTTTCTCCTCATTTAATCATTTTATTACCCATTGCGGTTTTAGTGGTGACTTTTACATTGCCCACTAAAACAGAACCACCGCCAAAAAAGTTGAAACTCTCCAAATCTGAAGTGAAAACTCCACAAGAAATGATAGAATCTTTTTCCCGCAACTTCATCATTTTATTGCCTTGGCGACCGTTATAATTATATTCTCCGACGGCGCTCTTTTTAATCATACCATCTTTTGTAGCAAACATCCAATATTTATTTAATTGGATTTGTGCTAAATCGCCAACAAATACAATAGTGGCACTGTCCTTGATAAGAGTAGAAATTTTCGCGCTACCTGCTTCGATAATATTAGCAACAGGAACCTTATACATCTTTGCTTCATCAGTGACGAAAACAATAGTGCTAAGATTGGTGGTTTTAATAATATCTTTTACGCCACGCTTAACAACCTTAATAGTATTGCCACTTACACTAAGAATTACTTCTTCTTCCTTAATTTCTTCTACCTGTTCAGACAGATTCATCAACTGAGTGCGGCGGGCATCGCCAAACTTTTCCGCAACTTCTCGCAAGGCCGCAATTAGAAGTTTATTAACTTCATCCTGACTGCCGAGAATGTTGCCAAGATAGTCGATTTTCGCGGCGTTTTCTTCAAACTCTGTATTAACCTTAATCGCCTCAAGATTAGCAAGTCGCTGAAGCTTCATATCCAGAATTGCCTTGGCCTGCTCGTCATCCAAACCATAACGTTCCATTAGACCAATCTTAGCCTTTGCCGCGTTTTCACTGTTGCGAATAAGGGCTACAACATCATCGATATTGGCGAGGGCAATTTTGAGGCCATCAAGGATATGATTGCGATGAATAAGAGCATCCATATCGAATTTCAGTTCGCGTCGCTTACATTCATTCATATGAGCGATATAAGCAAGGCAAGCATCTCGCCAACCGAATACACGCGGAAAGCGGCCTTGGTCAAGAAAGATTTGATTAATCGCAAAAGAACTTTCAAGAGAAGTATCTGCGTAAAGCTTCCGCATCATAACTGCGGGATTAGCATCCTTATTTAGATAAATACGAATATCTGCGGTTTTCTTTGTATGGTCGATTACTTTCGCAATACCATAATTTTCATCTTCCTCAGTAAGAGCGGCAAGCTGGGCAATAACGGTATTGGTATAAACACCGTAAGGAAGTTCCGTTGCCTTAATACAATTTTCCTTGCCCATATATTCAAGCTTTGCTCTAATGCGGCAAGCCTTACCGCTACCATTTTTAATGCTTTCTTTGGTTTCTTGTGCATTTACCACAATGCCACCAGTAGCAAAATCGGGAGCACAATAAATGCTATTAAAATCGGCGTCAGGATTGAGGATAAGTTTTTCAAGAGCCGCATTTACTTCTCGAAGATTATACTGCGGAGAACTTGTAGAAAAACTAACAGCAATACCCTGACAGCCATTAATCAGCGGCCAAAAACCAACAGGGCAGAGAACACTGGGGATTTTTTCGGTATCGTCATAGTTATTATACCAATCCTTGACTGCATTCTTCTTCAAACCTGCGAATAAATAATCTGCCAGTTCGCTGCTACGCATTTCAACATATCGAGCGGCAGAATGGTCATCGGGAGAAGCTTGGCTGCCAACGGCACCTTGAGCTTCTTCAAGAGGATACCGATATGCCCAAGGCTTTGCCGCGCGAATGAAGGTATCATACATAGCAGCGTCGCCATGAACATAACAAAGACTCATTGCTGCTGAGACAGACTTCTGAGCCTTTTGGAATTTATGGGAATGAGTAAGCTTGCTATGATACTGAGAATAAAGTCCCTGCCGCAAACCAATTTTTAAGCCATCACGCACATCAGGGACAGAACGCTCTTGTGCGACGCTTCCGCCATAAATAAGGAAAGCATCTTCAATAGTTTTTTGAAAATCTACATTATAATTCATAGGTTGCTTTACTCCTTTCTTTCTTTATTTATTATATGATAAAATTTAAATTTTGTCAATTTTAAACCGCACGGAATTCTGTAGTTTTAAGTTCTAAATCAGCATCGGAAATAACGTTCCCCGTAATTCGAATTAAAGGAATGTTATTATTTTTACACCATTGGTTTTTATACTGATCTCGCCATTGCTGCTTTTTAAATTGCGCTTCTCCACCAAATATTTTAATTGGTTTTTGATGTTGCTATCCGTCATATTCAATTAAATAAAATCCAACTGGACTTTCAGAAGAAGCGACACAGAAATCAAATCTAAAAGGAGTATAACTTCCTGGGTAGCAAACACCAAACTCTTTTTCAGTTTCAAATATTTTTCCTAGTTGAGTTAATTTTTTATAAATTATAGTTTCTTTCTTAGAACTCTTAATATAGCCCCGGGAAGTCTCAGAATAATAATGTTTTTTATTTTTCTTCACGACTTCTTGATGCTCAATATTTAATGCTTTCTATTTACGCAATCCTGCCTCTTTTATTGCCCAAGTGCCTAAACGCCTACATTTGCCACAGCAAGGATAACAATGATTTAATAAATTTTTTGCTTCGGCTATTACGTTCTAATTTCCACAATCACAAGAACAAACCCAATAATTACCTTCCTTGTATCTTAGAGTCAAAGCGCCATATCTTTCGCCTTGTTTCATAGAATCCTCCATTGTTATAATAACAATATTATTCTTCTTTAATTCCAATAATCGTCCAATTTTCAGGCTCGAATTGAAAACTTCTACTTCCCCAACAAGTTTTAAAGTAATCTTCAAGTTTGTCCCAATTTTTTCCATCCCAATCTAACTCAATTATCTTTTCATTTATATTCTTTTCGAGAATAGAATGATACTCCCTGGTAACGGGCAAGTCGGCGAAATACTGTTCGAAAATCGCAGTCCAAGCGCTCTCAAACTCATCTTCACACTTTATTTCACTCTCTGCAATATCATATTTTTTAAGAATATCGATGATATTGGGCAGGCCGCGAGTATTCATATAAAGTTTTCCGCCAACTTTTCTATTTACACAATCACCGTGCTGATAACTAAAACTACGAATAAAATGATTTTCACCAGTATATTTTAAAATTTCGCTGGCTACTTCTGCGGTTAAATTATTACTATTAATATCTATATACCAATAATTAGCCAAAATGAAAAGCCTCCTTAAAGATATTGTCTCTTATATTTGGCATTATCCAAAGTAATTTATTCTGATGGATAAATAATTTTCATATTTATACCAGGACGATAATGGCACTCTTTTCCTTCACGAATAATTTCTTTATCTCGAAAAATATCATATTCATTAAGTCGTTTATATGTATCAAGAGTTCTTTGTGCTGGATACCAATATGTTCCATCGTATATATAACCATCAACAGAAATTGTATTCATTTTAGCGGTAATACGTAAATAAGTTCCATCATCAATCTTTTTTAAACTGATAGATTCTTCTTTTAACATATTAATTAATTCTGTATCAAAATCATAAACATTATAACAAGTAATTTCGTTAATTACTTTTTGTTCTGAAAAAACAGAATGGATTGGAAATGCTAATTGCAGTTCTTCCAATGTTTCAAACTTATATTTATTACTCATACAATGCTCCGAAATCTACATTCTCAAACAAAAAATCTCTACGTTCCTTAACCCGTCCAGCACCCATTAGAATGTTAAGGCTCTCCATAGCAGAATCAAAGTCATCTACTGTTAAAACCTCAAGACGACGATTTTCCTTATGAAGCATAGATCGTTCCATATCATCGGCGGAGAGCTCGCCCAACCCTTTAAAACGCACTTGATTCCAAGAGCTTTTATCTTTACGAATGTCATTAAGCTCTTCTTCGGTATAAGCAAATACTTTTTGGCTACCATTTTCAAGTTTAAATAATGGAGCGCGCAACCAACAAAGACGACCTTCGGTTAAAAATTCCGGCATAAGGACAGAAAACATCGTAGCAATTAGACACATAATGTTAAAACCGTCCGCATCACCATCAGTTGCGATTGCGACCTTACCATAATTAAGTTTCTTAGGATTATACTTTTCCTGAATGCCGCAACCAAGAGCACAGATGATATCGCTAATTTCCTGATTTTCAAGGCACTCTTCAAGCGGATGTTTTAGAAGATTTTTCACCTTACCACGAACCGCATATAGAGCTTCGGTATTAACATCACGAGCAGGCATTAGACCAGCAAGAGCGGAATTACCTTCGCAGATAATAAGGATACTATCTTCGCCGTGCCTTTCACAGTCCTTAAACTTATCGGGCATTTGGACTTTACGCTTTTTAGAGGCGGCTTCTTTTTTTTCTTGATTTAGAATAGCATTGCGGGCTCGTTCTGCGGCTTCGTCTGCTTTCTGCTCTTTAGAAAGGATAGCCACAATTTTATAGAAATCATCGTGATTATTCGCGGCAAAAATCTTTAAGGCTTCTGTAATCGCGGCGGAAGTAGCGGTCCTTGCTTCAGGATTAGCAAGAGAACTTTTTTGCTGGTTTGTAAATTGAACGTTATGAACTTTAACGCTTACGAAACCGTCCAGTCCTTTACGAATTTGTTCGCCAGTAAAAGAACCGCCGCAAATAGTATTAAAGGTTTTAGTCAGAGAACTCTTAAAACCGCTGATGAATGCACCACCATCTTTTACATAAAGATTGTTGGCATAAGGCTTAATTTCACCTTTCTTTTTATTCCATTGAAGAGCGAGTTCAACGGAGCAATCTTCATAGTCTTTTACAAAATGAATAATATTCTTATGAATACGCTCTTCTGCTTTAAGCCCATCCGCAAGTCCATTCGCGGAATAGAACTCCATTGTATCGCCATCGACATTAAGAATAATCTTTAAACCTTTGGTAAAGTATGAAAGCATTGTAAGACTGTCAATTAGATTTTCAATATCAATCTTCGCACCTTGGTATACTTTCTCACTGGGAACATAAGTAATTTTGGTGCCTGTTGCCGCGGTTTTACCAATTACTTGAATATCTCCATCTGGGACAGCACCTTCGTCAGTCTCGTGAAAAGACTGCTGATAAATTTTACCATCGCGGCAAACTTGGACTCTTAACCACTTTGAAGTATGACACACAATCTTATTGCCCTGACCATTAACACCTACCGCGGCTTGATATACGCCTTCTTTATGCTTGGCTCCGCTGTGGGGAATAAGGAAAGCCGCAGTTAAGGAATTAATACCGTCATCACGAATAGCAACTGGAATACCACGCATATTATCTTCAACTTGAATTTCCTGCGCGTCAGTATCAATAGAAACCTTTACAAAAGCATTCTTTTGATGAGTTGCTTCGAATTCGTCTTGAGCGTTATAAATCAATTCTCTTAAACCAAGGTCAATTGCTTCCTGTCTATCAGCAGACAAATACATACCAATCTTCTCTCGGTATGCTCGTCCTGCGGAAAGTGTTTGAAGGTCATTAGCGGTATAATTCATATACTTAAACTCCTTTTCTCACTTTTCTTTACATTATATTATAATACGATTTTTAATAATTGTCAAATTTTAATTCTTCAATATCTAATCCGCAATACGGGCAGTATTTAAAATGTGCTACTTCCATTTCGCTATTAGGTAAAAATTCTCCACAATAGGTGCATCGAATTGTATTATAACTATTTTTCTACATAGTAGTTCTCCCACGAACTTCTATTGGTAGGAAAGACAATATTTGATTAATTCGTTTTAAAGGAATTAGTATCTATCCATTAAATTCTACTTGCGGTAATTCGTTTACCATATGCGAGAATACATTTTTGTCAATTAACTAATGAGTCACCATTTTCATTCTCCTTGGCAATGAATAAAGAGAAATTATGACAATTCTTTTGACAATCACAATTCCATTCAGAGCCATATACATAATATGCGCGTCGGCAATAATCGCAAGGATTTTGATTAAGACGCTTTATCTCTGCCATGACTCGCTCATTATATAAACCAAGACCTGTCTTATGCTCGTGGAGAATTTCGCACCAACGAGCATCCATACGATTGGGATAAGCGGTATGACAATATTCACATACATAAACAGTTTTCGGCATTTGACTTCACTCCTTTTATATAAATATTATAAAATAAAATTTAAAAGAAGTCAAAAAATTAGGGGTAGAAAATCTACCCCTAATTATTATTTAATTAAATCGCATAATTGAGCTACAGCAGAACGCTCCGTCTTTTGTAATTCAACTGTACCAAACATTCCGTGCCCTTTTAGACTATTCACTAAAGCCGCGATGCCGCCATTTTTCTTAAAGATATTTAGGTCCGCTTGCGCTTCATCTCCTAATATCCATAATTCGCTACCTTCACCGACTCGTCCAATAATAAGTTTCATAATATTATCTGTTAGGTTTTCGCCTTCATCGACAAATATAATGCTATTATTAAAACTGCGGCCGCGCAGGAAACCAACGTGTATCGGTTCAATGATACCTTCGGTGATATACTGTTCTAAAATACTTATATCTCCTAAATGATCTGCTAAAGGCATCAAATAAGGTAGTAATTTTTCAATTTGGTCGCCCGGTAGCGCGCCTAATTGCTTTGAGCCCGCGACTTCAATATTATTTCTAATAAAGACTAACTTATCAAACTTATGAAATTTAATAAGGTGCATCGCCTGTGCCAAGGCTAAATAAGTCTTCCCGCTACCATAAGGCCCGCGACATAGTTTTATAGGAATGTTCCTATCTTGGAGTAAATCAAAAAACATCTTTTGTTGGATATTTCGTGGATTAATTTTACCAAAGTATTCAGATTGAATTGGTTTATAGTTTAGACTTCTATAACCATCCTCCGTCCATTTAATAATATCAGCAATTTCATTACCATTTTGAATAATAGCATATTCATTATTGACTAAATTTAAGATATTATCATTTGGATTGGAGTAGATTTTATTTAATTCTTGTTCGCTTGGAGTGATAGTAATAAAGCCTTTCCATAAATTTTCTTTATGTTTTTCTTCTTCAAAATACTCTGGCACTATTTCTGGAAAACGGTCTTTAATAATAAGATATTGGCAAGCATCCTGAGTAATAAAAATAACGTGATATTTTTTTGTTAATAGAATAGCCTCACAAATTAGAAGGCTATCATTTTTACGTTCCAAGAAACGATACTTCTTCATAACTTTTTCAAGTGCTTCTTGCGAAAAGATTTCGTGTTTAAAATTATTGGCTTTCATTAATTTACGAACTAATGCCCTCGCCGCGAACTTTATTTCCTCATCTTTTACCGCACTTGTTTTAATATGTTCTATCTCATCTAATACAATAGAACTAATATACGCATTTTCATCAATGGTTGCGCCGCCAAGAAGAGCGCTTGTGTCGTAGAAACGAATTGTTTCTTTAAGCATAATAATTATTCATCTCCGCCAATAATAATATCAACAAGTCCCTTTTCTTTCATTTCTTGGGCACTCAGATACCATTGACGACGTTCATTTGCTTTATATTCTTCTGCGGTAATTTTAGTATTTTCTACGACATAATCACGAATAGTGTTATCGGTTTTCTTATTAAAAGCGATTTGGTCCTCAACACTTAGACTTTCACCTTCTACGGCCGAATAACCAGCGTGGAAAAGACCGAAAGAAAAGGGATAGCAATACTTCTTAACATTTGGGTTCTTATTTCCTGCGCATAAAATAATTGTGCCCATAGAACAAGCATATCCATACACATAAATTTCTAAAGGTTTTTTGTAATTATCAATAACATTACATAAAATTAACCCATCACTTACGGAGCCGCCAGGTGTAGATAGAATAAGTTTGACGGGCTCGATATTACTATCATTTTCAAACTCTAATAGCGGTAAAATAACAGTCTCTACAATACTATCATCTACTGCGCGATTAAAAATAATAGTTCGATGATTTTTATAATGATTAAAATATTGATACATTACTGGGTCTAACGTGGATTGCTCCTCAACTAATGTTAAAAAACCATCATTCATATATAGAATATCCTCCAAAATAATTTGAGAGATTTCTCTCTTTTATAAGTAAATAAGTATATTTATTTTGTGATAAAAGTTTTCTCGATAATAATTTGATTACGGACAAATTTATCCTTAAACCCTTTATAATTATATACATTTTTTCGTTCATCTTTTACTCTCTTGTAGAAGTTGGTTCGTTGAGCACGCAGTGCGAGACGAAGCAATCTTCACAAGAACGAAGTGCGGAGTTCCGCGAAGCGGAACGACAACGAGTTTATATTAAGATAATTTTTATAAAATAATAAATCCCTACGGCAAAGGTAAAAAAATTTTACCTTCCAGAAGATTGCTCTTCTGGGTTATCAGCGGCCCTACGATAACTACGCTACCATCCCTCACTTAACTGGATTACTCCTGACCCGTAGTAGAGTTCTACGGATTGACGCCCTGACGATTGTCAATGAGCGAGCAGATTCTTGCGGCGGGTCTGCCTCCCTGTCTTAACGTAACGGCACACGGCATTTTTATAAAGGTCAATAATGCGGAGACCTATTATTTAGTTTTGTGGGGAACAAGTAATATATCCACCTTCATCAGAGGAGTTATCTAATTCTAAAGAAATTTTTGCTTCGCGAAAATTGGAATTAATTGAATTAGAAACTGCTTTTTCTATTGAAGCGGTGTCAATAGTAGAGACATTACCATTATTTAAAGTAATGGCTTAATCTGCTGTGCTTATAGTATAAGGCGGCTAAGTATTTACAGTAGTCCAACTAATTTCAGGACTATTTATATATATGCTGTCGGGAATGCCGCCAGTTTTAAACTTTATATGCTTACCAAGAAATTCAAACAATGCTTTTTGTTCTATTTCGTTCTCATAAAAAATTTCTACTTTTTTCTAACGAGAGTTAAATATAAAATCCATATGTTCTCCTTATTATATATTAAATTTTTAAAAAAGACAAATTTTAATTGTCCTCTTCAAATTTTTCATAAGTCTTTAAGAAAATATCGCGGCGACAGGGGTAAAGTTCGCCATCTACGCCTTGGATAATATAGTCGTCACCAGAGCATTTCATTGTGCCTTCTAATGTATCAATCTCAATTATCATATTTTCTTCTAATATAACACGAATATGATTATTCGTAAACCATTCGGGCCAAGCCTCTTCCGCAGGACAAAATGCTTCAACAGGGATAGGTTTCTTTATATATTTCATAGTTACTTTACCACCTTAGACAATAGACAATCATTAATATCAATGTCATTATCTCTAATAGAAATCAACTTCGGATGTCGCACGCTAATTGAGCCAGTTTTTGAATCTTTTGAAATCATCATGCCGTCAATCTTTACAGGGCACATATGCCATTCATCATAGTTATCCCGCAAGGCCGCCTTCATTTCTTCAGTAAGGCCAGAGCATTTACAAAGAACAACAGGATTGTGATTTTCATCATAAACTGCGCACTTAATTGCACCAGGCCAATTATAATAATATCCCTTAGAAATAGGAATAATCATACCGCCATCACAATACTTAAGATAATAGGAGCCAAGGAACTTTTCTCCTGTCTTATCATCCATCCAGTATTGCCACGTGGGAAGTTCTTTGCCAGTGTAGTTCTTTTCCGCAGGTTCTACACCATAAATAAAACAATCAATATGTTCCTTCAAAACTTGCTTTACCTTAATAGTCTGCCAGGCAGGAGTGCGGTTTTCGCAAGGCAACATACTTTTTTTATAAAGAACTACGCC